AGTAGTACCAACCGTTACCAATATTGCGCCTACTGTTGCAGTCGCTGGGAATGAAACCAAAGCACCGCCAACAATACCAACACCAATACCAACCTTAATAAGTTGCTTAAAGAATCTAGGTGTTTCAGACTTCCATCGTTTATTTATCTCTCTCATTTTTTCTCGTTTATTAATTGTTTTAAATCGCTCTTAATCTCTTTGAAATCCTCTTTTATATCGGTGTACTCTTTTAGTATTTGCTCAAACTTCAAGTTGAATAAGTCTAAAATATTACGTCTGTCGCTTTTAATGTTGTGTTCAATAGCTTCGATATTAGCTTTAAGACCTATGTACTTTTCATTGAATTTAAGTATTTGCTCGTCATATTCTTTATTCTTATCTCTCAGCATTTTTAAAAATCCGCTAATTATAGCCATTGCTATTGCGAAAATCCAACCAGCTATCAATTTTTCAGTTTCGTTCATACTATTGGAGTTATTGGTTTAGGGAAATATTCCGATAATGATAAACTAGTAATAAAACTTAATTCTGTTTGTAGCTCGTCAAGATACCATAAACCTAAACAGTAGTAATACTCTTGTTCACTAATTACCCAATTATCGTTTAAATCTTGTATAGGATTGAAGTAGCAAACACCGTCATAAGTTTTACCTACCAAAATATTTTTTTGTTGTTCTGTTATTATTGCTATCATATCCTAAACATTTCTCGCTAAAGTTGTTTGCATATCTTGAACTAAATTGTAAAAAGCTAATGCTTCGGCATCTGTTAAACCATCACCTACCGACATAAAAGTATATTGTCTATTTGACCAAATAGTACCATCGTGAAATCTACCTAAATGAATATTACCAGAAGATAAACCAGAACTAGATTTAGTTATAGTAGCTACTAAGCTATTGTTTTTAAATAGTTTTTCAGTTGTTGAAGAAGTTCTATTTATTATCCTCATACCTGACGAACTACCATCTGTATAAGTAGAATAAGAGAAAGCCTGATTCACTTGGAAATAAGTAGTACCACCGTAATTTATAGCCATATCAGGTGAATAGTTTGAAGCATTTGAAGCGCAAACATCAAACACCGCACTTGAATTATTAGTCCTAGAATAAACTGAAACGTGTGTATTATTTAAAGAAAGAGCAGTACTAGGTTGTATATATGTTTCTGCATACCCATTCGTACCACCCAATAAAACACCATTAGAACTATGCGTCATTCCACCACTAAAAAGCAATCTATAAGCTGAGTTACTGTCTGCTGAATTAATAAAATTATACTTGTGAGTTGAACTTGTCCCACCTACAAACGGATAAACAGCTTTCATTTTGCTATCTAAACCATTCGATATTAACCCTAAATCAAACGTATTTAAAGCACCTAGAATAGTAGCGTCTGTTATACCCGTTGCAGTTGCGAAAGCTGAGGTTCTAGCGGTGTAGCCTATTCCGAATCTATATGGATTTATAATCATACCGTTCTAGTTCCGATTAGTGTAATTTTTAAACCTTTTGCAGTTCCATCTCCTATTTGGTCTACATCAATAGTTATTTCAGCATCGTCTGCTAAACTTGAATCTGATATTACAGGAGCAGTTACTGCCGTTGTACTTGTTTTTTCCGTGTTGTCAATAGTAATCTTTGTAGAGATAACACTTGTACCGCCTTCGTTAATATCAACTGTAAAGATATTACCACTTGTTTGAGCAGTTGTTAATGATGCTCTTACTCCCGTTAATGTCATAGCGTGAGGCATTCTGAAAGTTACTTTTCCAGTTCCAGCAGTTATAGCAGTTGTTTCGTCTGAGCAAGCTAATTGAATTGCTACAGGTATAGTTGATTGAGTTGCTAAAGTTCCTAATCCCGAAACGTCCGAAGTGGTTATATTTGTAGAACTTAAGATTAAACCTTTAGCATCGTATGTTACTTTCGTTCCCGTACTTGGTGTGATAAGTGTATTTAGGTTTACTTTAGCGTTTAACTGATTCTGCACGTTACTAGCTACACCGCTTAAATATCCTATATCAGTAGCTTCTGAACTTGTTATTAAACGACTACCTGCGACAACATCAACTTTTAAAGCTAAGGCATCAAAAACTGCATCCTGACTAGGTGCTGTTGTCGTAACTCCATTTGTAATAGTTTGAGCTACTGCTGCGCCCACTAATTGGTTACCTGTAACAGATTTTAAATCGTAATCGGTCCCATTAGACACACCTACGATAACTAAATCGTTTGCACCTATATCTGAACCCTTAGCTGTTAATTCTGATATTTTTTTAACTACTGCCATTAATTTATAATTTTAATTTCTAGTGAATCACTACTTAACAAACTATCATCTAAACTTCCTGCGCCAGTCCAAGTTTTAATAGTTATTACAGTTGTACTTGTTATCTCGTATTGAAACAAACGATTATAAGAGCCACCACTATTTTGAAAGAACAAAAATGTATTGTTAGCTGTAAATTCTGCTACTGAGTTTGTTATTGTATATGTTCCTGTTGCTGTACGTGCGAAAGTTAAAGTACCTGTTAATTGAGAATAGCCACCCGTAACCGTTGGTGCTGCTGTACCACTTTGCGAAATATTTGTAATGTAAACTTTATAAGGGACGATTTGCGCACCTGTTATTTTCTTTGTGTCGTATGTACTACCGTTATAATCTGAAATAACTAAAACATCCGAACCTTCTAAGGCTCCTGTTTTTGCTGTTAAATCTGTTATCTTCTTTTGAATACTCATAATCTTTAAACGAATAAATTAAATTTTGTTAATCTAAGTACCAATTTGTTAAGTCAGTTTTAAATTTAGGCGCAATATCTTCGTCTATATTCGTTAAGTATTCGGGAAACAAAGTATAATTAAAAGCCATATATTTAATGAATCTTTCAGCGTAATTTTCTGCAATTTTACGCTCTTTCTCAACTAAATAATCAACTTCATTTTTACTTACAACCTCGCTATTTTCAGCAGTATGTTTGTACACTCCTTTATTACTTATTGAATAAGCTATGAAAGGGTACATTTCTACCGCTGTAAAATGAATAAGCATAGGTTTTACATAATTTGTAATTAAGTTGCTGTAATCGCTCGTTAATGTGTTGTTTTCGTAATCTGTCTTTAACTTGTTTAGCAAATTACTACCTAGATATTGTTGTATATAAATATCTTGAGCTATCTTGATAAAATGCACCACCTTATCAGGGTCTATATTCCCATTTAAAGCAGTGAATTTTACTAAATCTTTGTTTGAAATTAAAAGTACTTCAGCCATTTTGTTAAATTATTTAGGTAAAAAGCCTCTGTTAGGCATATCAATAGGACGTTGGTAAACTCTTGAATCATTTACGGGTGCAATTTCTCCCAACTTTCTACTTTGTGAAGCTGTATAAGTTTGTGCTAACGGATTGTTTACGTCTGATTTTCTTAAATATGTTTCTCTTAACCAATAATGATGGCAGTTTCCACCGCCTTTGTATAAAAATCTATCAAATGTAATTGCACCATTCGGACCCCATCCAATTACTCTACCATCTTTATTTGTATAATGGTCGCCTAAATCTGAATTACTCATATTAACAATATCCTCTTTACGATAAACTTTGTTTTGAGCTGTCATTTTAGAGCAAAAAACTCTTGAATCTCCTGAAGTTTCGCCCATATAACGATAACGAGTTTTAAAAATGTTTCCATCTTGTTCACTTTTTGCGTTACCTCTCGCTATACCTGTACTAACTAATTTCGCTAAGAATGATTTTTTAGGTTTTAAATTTTCTAATTCTTCATCTAAAGCAATTTCTTCATCGTAATCAACTTTTCTAGAATCTACTAATAACCATTCATCGTCTATTTCTTCACCTATACTTTCAAAATCGAATACTTCAGCGCTTAATGTTGTTTGTTGTGGTGCTTGTTTTAATTCTCCATCTTCATCTAAAACATTTAACTTTTTAAAAGCTAATTTTAAACTGATTCCATTAACTGCTAAAATCTTATCGAAAGCATCAATAATTAATTCCTGATAAGGTCTAATAACCATATTGTCAAATAGTATAGCTGAGTTCTTTAATTCGTCTGCATTTGAACTAAATCCTGTACTTGTTGAAATACCAAATAATAATGGTGAAGTTACGTTATGACCTACTAAGATTTTGTTTCTCGCTTCGTCTGATAAGTATTGGTATTGGTCCGCTGCTTTTTGTAACTGTATAGTATCAATAGTTGTTTTAGCTTCGGGATTGTCATTGAATGAAATAATAACTTTCTTACCTGTTGAGCCTGTTAATTTATTTGTTACGTCCTCAGCTATTTGCCTTTTTTGCTCTGGTGTGGCTTGCCCATTATTAAAGTTTATAATTGTCGTAGGTGCAAAACTATTACTAACCTCGTTAATTAAGTATTCACTTACTTTCTCCTCTAACAAACAATAATCTAAAGCACCCTGATAATCGACATAAGAGAAATATTTCATTCCTGCTGAGTACGGTTGTATCATTAGAATCTCAATCTCACTTTTTGAAGTTCCAAAAGCATCAAATCTTTGTGGTTTATACTCTCTAGTTTTTTGCCAGTTATCAGAATAGTAATATCCTACAATATCACCTTCTTCATTACACTTCTCAGGACGTACCAAATTAACAGGCAAATGAAGAAATTTAACAACCTCTCTTTTTTTGTTATAGTGTACTTGTATAGCACTTTGCCCTAACATTTTAGTATCTGAAATAATACGTTTAATATCGTCCTTAGAAACTAAACTCAAAAAGTTAGCATAATCTGTTGGTTTTTGCGCTGCATCTAAAGCAGTAATTCCACGACCGTAAATAAGTTTACAAATGTTATTTATTACAGCATTATTGGTAGCGGAATTTTGAAATCTATCAATTAAGAAATTATAATGGTTATTTTTTTCTCCAAATTCAACCCATCCTTCATTCCTAGATTCTGTAATTACAGGCGTAGTATATTGACTTAACTCGATTACTTTACTATTATTCATATATTATAAAATCGTTTGTTGTTTCTCGCTTATTATAAGCACTATCATTAACTGAATAAGGCAAACTATTATCTGTAACTAAAACCTTACCTAGAAAGCGAGTATTCGTTTTAGAATCTCGATAAATTCTCATCATATAAGTATGACCCTCAATCAATCCACTAAAAGAAAGTGAAATTGTATGAAAATAATCGCTAGTAGTGAAAGTAACAATATCATATATTGTACTTGTTCCTGATTGTTCATCCGTTAATTCTAGTTTATTATAATCAGTATAAGAAGTATTTACAGGAAAATTGAAGATAACATTTGTTTGTTCGTCTTGAATAGGGAAAACGTCCATATCAAAATCTTCTAATCTCGGTATGAAATTAAAAGTTTGCGCTGTTGTTTCTGTTGTTAATACTATCATAGTTATTAAACGATAATGTTTTAAATTGTTTCAAAACAAAAAAGGCTACCGATAATGATAGCCTTAATTTTAGTAGTAGTATTTACTAAGAAGTTACTAAAGTAGCTGAAGTAAACAATGTTACCATAGCTGCCTGAGTTGAAGCGTTTAAGAAATTTGCGTAGCATTCTTCTTCTGCTTTGAAAGTCAAAGAGTACCCATTGAAGTCACTCATTTTCAGTCCTCCCGCTATATTTCCGCCCGTCACGTCGGCTCCATGATTCAATCCCATAATAAAGAATTTACCATTGTTATCCTCTACAACAACGTGAGGACGACCGTACGCTAACAACTTGATATTCTTAGAAGTTGCAATATCTTGCTTTTTTAATTTCAAAGATAATGTTTGTTCAAAATAAGTTGTTCCGTTGTTTCTGTCAGTAATGATATTTTGTTCAAAACTGTTTTCGCCTTTTAATTCAAATTTGTAAAGAGTATCAACATTAGTGATTGCTGTAATCATATCTGTATTTGTAGGATCATACGTTACATCAGATTTTTCAATTTGATAGTTAATGAAGTAAACAGCTTTTAAACCCCCTACTGAATCTTTACATTGTTCTATTCTTCCGTTTGCAATTACACAAGCCATATTTTTTTTGTATTAAAAAAGGGTGGCGTATTTATAACTACCACCCTTTAGATTATTATTAATTAAACTAAATACTATCCTCCGTAAAGTACACCTTTAGTAGCTTGCCCAACGTGTGCTGCTAAAGTATAGATTGAACGTACGAATTGAGTATCTCCATCATTAACCAATTTACCAACCTCAAAACGGTTAATATCGTCAGTTAAATCTGTACACCACATTACAGCGTTTTTACGTTGTGCGTATGCCATTAAGTTGTTCGGTACTGGTACGAATAACAATTCAACACCATTATAGAAACATCTTGCATCTGCTGCTCCTGATTCAAACTCGAAGTTAATTTGTTGTGCTGCTCCTACTGAGTTGTTAGCGATACGTGCTAATTGTCTCCAAGCTCTAGGCGCATAGATAGCTGTTGGTGAAACTGTATCTGCTAAATTCTCTGCAGGAATTGCAGCGTAGATTTTACCTACCTCAGTAGCGATATTTGAACTAGTTACAGTTGTTCCTGTTACTTTGATATATCCACCTAATGCAGAATTATCGTAAAGTACTTTTGAGAATACACCATCAACTAACCCTGCTGTTAATGCAGCTACTGCTGTTTGAGTTGCAGCTGTCATAGAACCTTGACCTGCTCCAGGAGTTAATGCAGCGATTGCTGTTTTTGTAGCTGAAGTAATACCACCCCAAAAGATTGATTCAGCATCCTGAGATACGTTAGGCGCATATTGTGCCAATACTGTACTTGCAAACTCTGAACTTTCAATGTTGAACGCTCCAGGATTCATTGAACGACCAAAACGACCTGCTCTCAATGATTCTTGTAAGAAAGTTTGTTTGTACTCTAATTTTGTAGGTGTAATGATTCTATCTGTAATGTTCATTGAACCTGAACTAGATAATGCTGCACCTGTGTATAATTGTGCTGTTACATCAACACCCGCCTCTGTAATAATTGTTCCTGCTTTAATGTCAGTTGCAAATGTTACATAATTATCTGCAATAGTTTTGTTTGCAAATAATACTTCCTCTAAGATAGGCTCTACTGCCTTACCTCTAATGTCTACTCCTGTATACGAAATTGCCATTTATTTTACTTTTTATTTTGTTTATAATGTTTTAAATCTTCTATTAACCATTCAATTTGTTCTTCGGTTAATTTTCCTTTGCAATATGTTTTAATTGTCTTTGCCCCAACTGCTTTTAAAAAGTGTTCATAGTTTACACCTTTCTCGAAAGGATTTACAAACTTATCCATTCATTCTACTTTTAGCAAGTCTATACTTTTCTAAAGGTGTCATTGCGTCTAAGTTAATTACTTCCTTTTTCTCAGGATTGTGTTTGATTGGTTTCACTTCTTCCAATTCTACAGCTTCCTTAACTTCCTCAGCTACTTCCTCAACTTTAGATAACTCTAAAATCTTAGCTTCTAACTCAGCTACTTTACTTTCTAACTCATCTACTTTAGAAAAGTGCTGCTCCTCGATAGTTGATTTAACTATCTTTTTTGCAGTTGTTTGTTGTTGTACTTTCTCTGCTTCAACTGGTACTTCGGTAGGTTCAACTGGTTCAGCTTCTTCTTCTACCATTTCAACTGAAGCAATGATTCCTTCAACTTCAACTTTCAAAATTCTACCGTCTGCTAATTCGTATTCCCCAATCGGTAGCGGTACAGGTTCAGCTTCAGGTATAACGATAAACACCGCTTGACCTTCTTCAAAACTTTCAGCTTGGATTGTAGTCATACCATCAGCTAGTGGTAAATCTTCCAATTTTGTTTCCATTCCTAAAAATGCTTTAATTGTTTTTAATGCTTCTTTAACATTCTCTTTCATACTTGTTAAACACTTAAATTTATATTTGTTTTATTTTTATTACTTAACTTATTGATTTATAATATTATACTAAAATCTTAACTACTGAAAAATTTAAATCTGAAACTCTAACATCTGTTTGCTGACTATTTTTAACGAATAACTCAACGTAATCGTTTGTAACTAAATCAATTTGATACTGAGTACTTCCTGGGTGTTCCTGATTACTTGTAGAAGTTCTAATTGTCATTTCTGAGTTGGTTAATATCGTTCCATTCTTTGCTATTCCTATACTAATATTTTGATTAGATGCACCCGCTCTGACTGCTGTATTTACACTAACTAAAAAAGAAGTGTTAAAAGCTCCTGTATATGTTAGCCTATTATTTGAATGCGTAAACTTTGAATTATTTGAATCTGCAGTTGTTGTTCCTAAAGCCTTTACCCAAGTATTTACGTTAGGCACTCCAATAGGCGTATCTGTCGTGTTGTTTACCATATAGTAAAATCCTCTAGTACTTGTGTTTGCTATACCAACACAATTAGTAAATAGTGTTTTATTCGACGTTTGAGTAACTCCCGAAATATAAGTACCACCACCACCAAAATTGACAGTATCTAGAATGTACTTTTCATCTCCAATGGTTGCAGAAGTTGAAACATTTATAGAAGTTTCACCCGACAAAGTAACAAATGACGAATAAATTATTCTAAATCGTCTACTAACTGTTAATGTACTAGCTAAAGTTATAGCAGTACCACTAGTAGAAGTATCAAATAAACAGTTTCCGAATGCAATAGTACCAATAGAACCGTCGAATGTCATTCCGCTTGAATTAAGGAATGCAGAATCACCCATTACAAAGTTAGAATAATCTTTAATCGTTCCAACCGTTGCACAATTCACAAAGTTAATACCGAACCAATCGAGCGCAGTTGTAACACCATCACCGTCTAAATTAAATACTGTACCATGTGTGAAAGAAATATTTCTAATAGGTAATGAATAAACCGAAGTAATTAAAGCAGTCGAACTACTTAACCCCGTACTTTTTATGTAACAGTTTTCAGAACTTGCGCCTAATATAACAGTATTCAATCCTGCTACTAGCCTATCACCTGTTAAATCTACCGTTGTTGTAAAGAAATAAGTAATCGTATCTGCTAAAGTTATAACACCACTTACCGCAGTTGGTAAATCTGATTTAGCACCTATAAAAATAATATTTCCACTAGATATTGAACTAATGGAACTACTTAGATTTTCATAGGATATTTTTTGCAGTATTTCCGTTCCGTTATCAAAATAAATTGAATCGGAATTGGTTATACTACTAGAATCCTTATATCGTACGTTATAATTTAAATTCATTAATCAAATCTTTAATAGCTTGTATCAATTCTTCTTTGTTATCTTCTTCACTCATTTTAAGTTGGTCCAAACCGTCAAACATTCCTTCTATTGAGAATCCGTTAAACTTACCTAGCTTTACACCTTCATAAACATCGTCGTTATAGATTTTCATCTTAACTACCCACGCACCTTTAACAGCGTTTAGATTGTAAATGTTTGACTTATCATTTTTCGGGTCCTCAACTATCCAAGATTCAATTAAAGAAACTCCATTAACTGGCTTTTCGTGGTCGATTGTTACGTTGTTTGCTCTTAGATTCTTTAAATAAAGCTCTTGTACTTTCTCAATAGTAGCTTCTGAGAATTCAATATAAAATTCAACATTGTCTTTACGTCTTAAAATCTTCTTATTTGGCACTAAAGCAAGTCCAACAACCTCTCTTTTTTCTTCATTAATTACTTTTAACTCTACTTCTAAAGCATTAAGCATAATAAAATCTTCTTCAATAGCAGGTTTATCAACTAAACTAATAGCAAAAACACCTTCTTTTAGTTCGTCTTTAATCGTTAATTCGATTGTTTGTAGTTCTTTATTCATCTTTCTATTATAATGTTGCGTTTCTTACTCTATTTCTGTCTAAACTTTGTGCTGTTGATACTTGCCCGCTTACTACATAAGCCTGAACTGGTTGTTGTTTTAATTGGCTAAGTTGGTTTAGTCCATTATTACCTACTATATTAAACGAAGGTGTTATACTTTGTTGTGTATTTGTTCCATTGTTACCTGAAGTACTAGGAGTTGAACTATTAACAGTAGATGAACTTGTAAACTTCTGACTAGCAATATTTTTAACATTCAATAAACCTGCTGCTGTCGCTGCTGTTGCTGCTGCAATACCTAAACCAACACCAACAACGGGAATAGAAGCAAGTGAGGCATAAGCTCCTGTCGCTGCTTTATATGTGTCCATTGTTGCGCCTGCTATGTTAGCTGCTTTAGTTATTTCAAAAGCTGCTTTTTGTTCTTTCGCACTTTTACCCGCAAATAGTTGCGATAAGTTTGCAATAGTATCGAATGAACTTCTAACCGCATTATATTCTAAACTTCTTATTTTTTCCTTATCAGCTGCTGCTTTGTCGTCAATCTCTTGTTGTCTTTTAGCTTCAAACTCCCATTGTTCAATTTTAAAAGCAGACAGCATTTCAACATCATCTTTCTCTTGTTGAATCTTAGCATCTTTTTTAGCTTGCTCTAAATCTGTTATTTTTTGAAGTTCGTCATTCCAATATTTCTCAAATTCAAGTTCGTTAAATTTAATTGTTTCATATTCTTCTGCAGCCTCAACTCTTTTTGTATATTTCTTTACAACTGGGTCGGGTTTTTCTGCTTCCTGTTTTTGTTGGTTTTCAAATTCAAATAAATCGTTTTTAAGTTTAGTTAATTCATCTCTTAAACCTCCGATATTTTCCCTTGTTTTCTTTGCATCCTCTTCGCTACCATATAAAGCTCTACCTGTTGCATTTAAACCAAATTTATCAAATGATTGAACTGTTTCTAAATTTGCTAACTGCTCTCTGTAAAGTTTTTTATTTGCTGCTATTTCCTTTTCTGTGTCTGCAATAGCATCTTTTAATTTAGCTCCACGTTTTTTTCTTATTTCATCTTCGGTATAACCTAATCTTTTTAAAGTTCTTTCGTATTCTGCAAAATCACTAGCTGTTTTCCTTGCTGCATCCCCTTCTCTTTTTGTGCTATCTACAAATTTTTGCGCACTCGCTACATTTGAAGAAATAGCATTTTTAAGTTTGTCAAAGTTAGCTATTAATACACCTATTGAAATTACAAGTAAACCAATACCGCTCGTTATTAAAGCACTTTTCAACGAACTAAATGCAGTAATTACACTGTTTTTTATTACTGCTCCTAATTGTTTAAATGAATCTATCGACTCCCCAATCTGTTGCAAACCCTGAGAGATAGCCATTGCTGACTGAACCTTTAATAGTTGTGCTTCTAATTCCTTAGATTCAACACCTACTAAACCCATTGCGCCCTGATAAGCAGCAAAACCACTAGCGACACCTCCAATTGAATTACTTAACGCATTGAATTTAGCATCAGGATTGAAGGAATCAGTTAATGCTTTTGCATCTCCTATCGCATCCTTTAATTGTGCCGCTTTTTGTGCTGCTTTTACTGCTTGGTCCGAAGTATCTCCAAACTTAGCCGCTAAGGTTTCAACTTCTCTTTGAGCTTCTTTAAGTTGTTTCTTTAAAGATTCTGTATTCGTTTTTACCTCTAAATTTACTACCTTAGTTTCTGCCATTATCCATTGATTTAATTTTTCTAACTCCTTGCTTATATGCTTCTTTTATAGTTTTAGGAATTTCATTTTTTCCCTTAACTAAATCTATATTCTCACTTTCACCGTAAAAGTTAGATAAGGCTAACATTTCTAAAATATGTTTAATCATTGTTGTAGTATTTCGATTGTGTAACTTTCTGTGCTTCCATTGTTAAGTGTTTCTAAAACGTCAATAGTAACTGTCCTATTCGTTCCTTGTTCACTTACTATATTAAACGAATCATTTGTAATTAGTTCGTAACCTTCATCTGTTATAAATTCATACAATGGTGAAGGATTTGAAGGAATGGAAACATCAACATTTGTATCTTGAGTAAAATTGTTAGTTGAGAATGTAACACCACTAGTTACAGTTGATAAATAAGAGTTAGATACATTAGCACCAACACCAACACCTACTGTTATTGTGCCTCCTGAATCTAAAACATTTAATAAACCTACTCTATTTCTAACAGGTCTAAAATCATTTATCAATTCTAGTTGGACCTTACCACTCGTTATCTCTGAGTTAATCGTGTTAATCAAATACCTTTTATCTTTTATGATTAACCTATCATTCAATTTCAATGAAGTAATTAAAGAAATAGGAAAGTATGCAGTTAATTTTGTTAATCTGTTTTTAGAATTGAATAAATTCGATAAGTAACCAAAATAATAATTAGCAAATAAACTGTTTTGAATCGGTGTATTGTACCAACTTGAATCTT